TGTCCTCACTGTGGCAAGGATATTAGCATAAAAGTTGAATAGTATATTGTTAAAAATATAGTAATATTAGCCTTTGTTCGATTTAACTAATACCTTTGTGGCTCTTTTTACTAATTCTATAAAATTTATTCAAATGAAACGCATTTTATTTTCCTTGGTTGTTTTATTTATTGCGTCGGTTTCGATTAATGCGCAATTGCCGTATTCAAAAATGCTAAATCTAAGTCATGATCAATTAAAAGAAGGTCATTTTAAATACGACAAAAACAAGAACCAGTATGTTTTAAAGAAAAGCAATGGACTAAATAACACTGTCAACGTATTAAGTGCTATCAATGGGCAAACAGCTGATATCAAACCTCATCCCGATGATTACATTATTGTATTACAGCAAGGATTAAAAAACGCCTCTTCATTAACGGTGACATTTTACAAAGATGAAACATTTCATGATATTCAAACATGGCTCGTTGATAATAATATAGATGTTGTAGAGACCAATTCCGGGAAACTAATTGTTCAAAAATTTAACTATGATAATTATTCTGTGGAACTTGATATTGATAAAGTTGGTGTTAGTGCTACTACAGGAAGGACAAGCGCATTAGTTAAATCAATAGATGAATCTTACAATATCTATACATATACAATTTACACAGGGGAACCTCCTTATTCAAAGTGGCATGAAAAACAAAAGCAAAAGAAGCAGAAAAGAGACGAAAAAGGGAAAAAGAAAGACTTGGACGAATTAATGTAATGAAGTTTATATTGTCCCCGTTCCTCCAGAGCGGGGCTTTTTTATGTCCGAACTCCGCAGGCTTCTGAAACGGCAAAGAAAAACTTAAAAAAGTTTCCCGATTATTGCATAATTACCAAAAGGTTATTATATTTGCATAGTCATAAGACAGAGTGCACAATGTATGATGACGAAGAAGAGCTAAAGGCTCGGATTGAAGCTGCGGAAAAAGACCTTAGCTTCTTTTCCCTCTACTGGGATGATATTCGGGAAACCGACTGGATTTCGGACGAGGAGCTTGAAGGAAGTGTCAATGATGCGTTAGACGATTTGATTGATGCCAAAAACAAGCTGAAAGAAAGCGGTAGTCCCCCATAGTGGGGCTACCTTTTTCAAGAAACTAAAAACAACACTATCATGGACGTGAAATTAGAACTTAAGAGATGGAAGGCCGATTTTGCTTTGGTGAGTACGAAAGAGCAAAAGGCAGAATATGACAAGCGGTTTAAAGCCTTTCTCGCTTCGTTGTCTTCGGTAGAAAAGAAAGAGTTCGCACAGGCGTATAGAGAAGGAGCAAAAGAGGCCATAGATGAAGCTAAAAAAATCTCAAAGATTATTGATCGTAAACAAAAACTTGACAATATACTTGGATTTGCTTCTATGTCATATATTGCAGAGCATTATTTTGGCAAGTCTCGCCAATGGTTGTACCAGCGTATAAACGGCAATATGGTAAACGGCAAGCCGGCTGATTTTACCCCGGATGAATTGAAGGTGTTTTCTGTTGCTTTATCCGAACTTGGAGATCAACTTAAACGCGCCTCCGTTGCAATATTATAGATAAAGTGAAGCCCCCCTCTCTTCCTCTGGCACTACCACCACTCCGGCAAGTCCTACACCTGCGAATACAGGATGTAGGGGAGAAGGTGATTTGATTGGAAAATAGTATATTTGCATGTGAAGTGAGAATATATATTATGGAAGAAAAAATTTTAAAATCAAAATATGGTTCAGATAAAACGCCTCTTCATTTAGGCGAACTTGAGATACCTTGTTATGTACTTGAAGATGGAACAAGAGTTTTTTCTGGCCGTGGAATACAAAAAGCATTAGGATCTAATGCAACAAGTGGAGTATGGCTAAACAAGTTCGTCAATAATTCTGAAATAACTCCTATTATTTCCTCTTTCAAAACCGGCTCTGTAAGTGTTTTAGATAAATTGAATAATCCCATACCTTTTTATAGACCCACATCGGGAGGCTCACAATCAAAGACTTACGGGTATGAGGTGACATTACTCGTTGATCTATGCGATGCTATTTTGAAGGCAAGTGAAACCGGCTCACACATAGATGAAACAATAATGAAAAGTGCCAATACAATAATTCGATCTGTTGCAAAGGTTGGTATTGTTGCGTTGGTAGATGAAGCAACCGGTTATCAATATGAACGAGAAAAAGATGAGCTTCAAAAGATTCTAAAGGCGTACATTTCGGAAGAATTACTCCCTTGGCAGAAACGTTTTCCCGACATATTCTACAAAGAGTTATTCAGATTGAACGGATGGGACTATACAGTAAATGGTATTAAGAAAAGGCCAGGAATCATAGGAAAATGGACTAATACATTTGTTTATGAAGAACTACCAAATGGTGTACTGGAAGAGCTTAAAAAGAAAACACCAAAAAGTGAAGCGGGCAATAGAACAAATCGCTACCATCAACTTCTAACAATTGATGTTGGAGAACCTAACCTTGAAAAGCAAATAAACAAGGTAATCACATTGTTTCAGGTATCCGACAATATGAAGCAGTTTTGCGAAAATTTCAGAAAAATGAAGATGCGCCAAATTGGGCAAATGGAACTTCCGTTTGAGTTTGACGAAAATGGCCATACTAAAGAATAGTCATATAGATAAATTAGGCGTTTATACTCCATATTTTACTAATATGGAAGTATAAATATCCCAATATGCCACAAAACATATGAGTAAAGTGTTAAATTTTTTGCCTATTTGGAATGAAAGAGCGAATTTTGCACTGTGAAAGATGAATAAGGAGCCTCGTCAGGTAATCAGCCCTGGAAGAGGCTTTGTTATATATGCAGTAGCAATGCCTAATATCAAACTAAAGTCAATTGAATATATGGAAGCGGCTCAAGAACTTATAAATAAGAGAATATACAATGCAAGTGTACATTGCTCTTATTATAGTAGATTGATGCAGATGAAATATATTTTAGCGCATCATAAGAGGCCTATTGATTACAATACTCAAAATGAAAAAAGGGAAAAAGGAAGTCATGAGTATATTATAACAGAGATTTCAAATCGAATAAGCAATAGGTCACAATCTTTAAGGATTGTACAATGCTTCAGAGCTTTAAAATCATTAAGAATTGACGCAGACTATAAAGATGTCCTTTTAAAAGCGGATGATAGTACATTCGCAAAACAGATGTCTGAAGGTTTGAAACAAAAGTTGAATGCACAATTTGGAAATATATATGAAGACAATAAAGAAACACATTGAACAATGGTTTTCCACGATGATTTGCAAATATCCGTGGATTAGATTTGTTTATGAGATATCAGATAATGGGTCTAAGCATCGTATTTGTGTGTATCCGAGCGAATTAATTAACAATAATGAAAATTATTGTAATGACGAGATTAATTTTGCTCTTTCTTTGGATAGGATATTTCCAAATAACGATATTTTGTTTAGCACAGAAAAGGAGCTTTTTTCTTGTTCTAAAAACGCAAAAGTTTATGATATCAATAATAATAGGGTTATTGATATGAGTACATCTGAAAACTTAAAGTATAAATCAAGTAAGGTATATAACAATAATATTTCAGATTATTGTTCATATGCTTTAGCTGCTTAAATCAAACATGTATGGGCGAAGTAAAAAAAGCAAAATTTTCTTTTGAGAAATATATAATAGAAGATGCTACTATCCATGTGTCAAACAAGAAAATGGATAAGATAATAAATTTCAACTTTGAACCTAAAGGATTAATTGATAAGGATCAAAAAATCTTCGAGTTGACATTGGAAACATCTATTAAAGATAAAGCAGAATCATTTCTTATAGAAATATCAGCGGTCGCAACATTTAAATATGTAGAAGATGAAAATGGTGATATTCCAATGCCGTTCCTTTTGCATAATGCTCCTGCTATTTTGTTCCCTTATATAAGAGCGTACATAGCAAATCTTTCGGCATTATCTGGAATACAAACAATATTGCTTCCAACTATAAATATGTCTGGGTTAGCAAAAGAATTGGAGCGGAATATTAAATATAAAGAAAAGAAGCCGGAATAACCTCCGGCTTTATTTTTTATCCTCTTTCTTCCAACACCTTCTTCAGTCTTCTTAAACGCGTTATGTCGCTTGCAAATGTCGGATTGTCCCAGTTTCTCTTCACCGATCGAACATGCACATCGATGTACTTGCTCAAATCAAATATATTCTCACTCTCGCTCAACCGGATCTCGTTAAACGTAACCTGATAGTTCTCAAACCAGGCTATTAGCTGTTTTAGTTCTTCGTTCATGTTTTTTCAGGCAAAGATAACTACGAAAAGATATTTTTTCAACAATGTATTGTTTATAATGGATTAATTTGTAATTTTGTGCAAAGGCCTAATTTTAAAATAGTATTTTATGTCTTCACAGCAAGGGCCTTTTATACCCCAAAAGAAGCAAATTGATGTGTTTTGTCCTATTCATGGCAACTGGATAGGGCATTATGATTATGGCAGTATTGGATCTTATTACTGCTGGTGCAAAAAGTGTAAAAAAGAAATCAAAATCGTAATGGTAAAATGAAACTTACAATTAAACAGGAAAACTTTTGTAACTATTACATAGAATGTGGCAACGCTTCGGAGGCTTATCGGCGGGCTTATTCGTGCGGTAAAATGTCAGATAAAACGATATGGGAAGTGTCTTCTAAATTGCTTAAAGACAACAAGGTTGCTACAAGGGTTAAAGAGTTACAAGATGAGCAAAAAGAACAATCTGATCTTACAAAAGATAGAATATTGGCAGAACTATCAAACATTGCATTCTCCTCTATAGCTCATCTGCATAACACGTGGATAGAACGTAAGGACTTTGAGTCACTTACCGAAAAGCAAAAGTCTTCGATCAAAAGTATATCCACCAAAATATTAAAGAAAAATGTCGGAACTAATGAAGATCCCGAAATTATAGATGTGGAATATGTTAAGGTCGAATTATATGATAAGATTAAAGCTATAGAGCGTATTTGCAAGATGCTCGGATATGACGAACCAGCCGTTTTAGATTTAAGAAATGCCCTTGTCCAGATTGATACCGGTATTGATTAATGTTCTATATTTAAGATTTGTATTCGCTTTTTTAGAAAAATATCGGGGTTTATAATTTTATATGTATTCTAAATTTTAGATTTTTGTGGATAAGAAGGTAATAAGCTATAAGAGGTTCAATCCCAATTTTCATCATTTAAGAGTTGCTCTTAAGAATGATGAAAATAGGTTTATCTTCCTATACGGTGGATCTTCTTCTGCTAAATCTTTTTCGATTTCGCAAGCTATTGTGTTGGAGTGTATT